TTTTTGATGATATGACGGTGGCAGCAAATGTTAAGGTCACTAAAAATCTTACAGTTAGTGGTACAACATATGCATCTGTTCAAGGAACTATAAATGTTCAAGGTTGGAAAGGATTTGACATCAAACACCCAACCAAAGAAAATCATCGACTCAGATATGTTTGTCTGGAAGGCCCAGAAGGTGGTGTATATTATAGAGGTATTTTAAAAGACAGTGAATTCATTGAACTTCCTGATTACTGGAAAGATTTAGTTGACACCAAAACAATTACTGTACATCTAACTCCGATTGGAACTTATCAATACTTATATTATACAGTTGCAAAGAATAGAATTATAGTTAAGAACCACAGTAATCTTCCAACTCACTGTAGTTACATAGTTTATGGTGAGAGAAAAGATGGTGAACGTTTGATTCCAGAGTATGAAGGAAACTCACCTGAAGATTATCCAGGCAAGAATGATCAGTATTCAATTGCTGGATATCATTATGACAGAAGAAAAACTTAATAAATAAAAACATCTTGCCAGTAAATTATGCACATCGAAAGACACAAACTAAGAGAGTTACAATATTTGCAAGAAGATATTGCAGAATATTTTACTGATGAAAACTTGGTGAGTGGTGAAACATACTGGACTTGCGTTGAGGCAGTTGCGATTGCAAAACTTGCTGAACTGCGTGGAGATATAATTTATACGGAGGATTGACTTGATTCGTATCTGTGTTATAATGAAATAAAAATGACCTTTCAATTCCAAAAAAGTCGGAAAAAAAATTCTGGCCAAAAATTAGTCTAAAACCTTTTTGAGGTAGGAGTACAAAAGATCTCCATGTAGAAGGAGTGCCTGCCCTTTCTTTCGTGATAAATAAGACAGAAGAAAAAATTTAGTGTGCTAATACAATGCCCCTTTCAAGGTTAGAAAATTTTCTAGTAAATACTGATGGTAATATTTTATATGTAAACCCATCTGATTTGGATGCTACTGATAGTTTTGATAACAAAGGAAATTCTTTAACAAGACCTTTCGTCACTATACAAAGAGCATTAATCGAAGCAGCTAGATTCGCATATCAATCAGGTCAGAACAACGATAAATTTGACAGAACAACTATATTACTTTATCCTGGTGAGCATGTAATTGATAATCGACCAGGATTATATGTAAAGAATAATGGTGGTAGTGTACAATATTTTGATGTAAACAAGTCTGATGTTACAGGAACAACCGATATAGAATTAGATAATGGTTCAATATTTGATTTAAGTAATGTAAATAACGTTTTATATAAATTTAACTCAGTTCATGGTGGTGCAATTGTTCCAAAAGGAACTTCAATTATAGGTTTAGATTTAAGAAAGACAAAGATAAGACCATTATATGTTCCAAATCCAGACTTTGCAGATGATGTGATACCAAGATCAGCACTGTTTCGTGTAACTGGTGGTTGTTACTTCTGGCAGTTTAGCATATTTGATGCAAATCAGTCAGTATATTATAGTAAAAACTTTACTGAAAAAAGAAATCCAAACATATCACACCATAAATTAACCTGTTTTGAGTATGCTGATGGTATTAACAGTGAGTCTCTAACAGCAACTACAGATTTACAGCAGTATTATTTCAAGTTGATGAATGCTTATGGAAATGATACTGGAAATAGGAATATACCTGACTACCCAATTAATAATGACTTTGAACCAAATACACCAGAAACTAAAATTGTTGGTGATCTTTCTGCAAATGATAATGCAATCACAGAATTAACTTCGACTCTCTTAAATGCCTCTGTGACAACAGAAACTGCACATGGATTAACAGTTGATGACCAAATTTTAATTACTGGTGTCGGTTCAACAGATCTTTACAACGGAACATACAGAGTTACTGGTATTACAAGTGATAGAAAATTCTCATATAATTTAAATGCTGATGCAAATGATGATGTTGTTAACCTTACTGGTTTTACACCAAAAGTAACAATTGAAGCAGATACTGTCACTGGTGCTTCTCCATATATCTTCAACTGCTCATTAAGATCAGTGTTTGGTATGTGTGGATTGCATGCTGATGGTAGCAAGTCAACTGGATTCAAATCAATGGTTGTTGCCCAGTTCACTGGTATTGGACTACAGAAAGATGATAAAGCATTTGTAATTTACAAACCATCAACTGGTGATTACTTGAACAGTGTTGATGCTGGTGCTGACGCTGATATTGACACTCCTTTATATCTNAATCCAGAAGCAACATATAGAAANAGATATGATAACTTCCATATAAAGGTATCAAATGATGCATTTATTCAGGCAGTTTCTGTTTTTGCGATTGGTTTTTCAAATCATTTCTTGGCAGAGTCTGGTGGAGAGCAGTCAATTACCAACTCTAACTCAAACTTTGGTAACAAAGCATTAGTATCAAAGGGATTTAAACCAAATGCATTCAATCGTGATGACACTGGTTATGTAACTCATATTGTCCCACCAAAAGATTTAGAAAAAGAGGAAACAAATATTGTTTGGAGACTTCTTGATCCTGCATTGACTCTTTCAAATGTTGGAACTGGTCAAACATCAAGACTTTATATCTCAGGAGAAAAAGATATAACAAACCCACCAACCAATGTCGTGAATGGATATAGAATTGGTGCAAGGAAAGATGAAAAATTATATTTAAATGTAAATGTAGGTGGACAGAATGTAACTTATAGTTCACCAGTATTAATGCCAGTTCTTTCAGGAGATGGCCCAATTGCTGAAAAGAAATTTACTGTTGCTCGTACATCTTCTGGTAATACTATTGCGTCAAAGGAATTTACTCTAACTGCAAATCATAACTTCCTTGCAGGTGAATCAGTTCGAGTATTTGGTGATGATGGTAGAACTCCAGATGGAATTGAGATTGGTAGAAAGTATTTTGTAATTCTTGGTAGTGCAGATAACAAAATTAAATTAGCAAATACAGCAAACGATGCTCTTGCAGGTATTGTAGTTCCAAAAGAAATCAATACACAGGGTGGAGTTCTTACAATACAAAGTACAGTTACCGATAAAATACCAGGTGAAATCGGACATCCTATTCAGTTTGATAGTGATAAAACTAACTGGTATATTCTTGGATCAACAACTACAACGACAAATAAAATTTATGATGGATTTGTCGGATTCTCTACAGATATTGTTGCAAATAACTCATCAACTTATGTTGAAAGAAAATCTGAGAGTCGTGCTTTAAATGATCGTATTTACAGATTGCGTTATGTAATACCAAAAGACTTTAAAGGTGCAGACATTGCAAAGAAACCAGAGAAGAATTATGTATTACAAGAATCTAAAACAGTTGGTGAAGAAACAACTATCACTAGTGTAATTAGTAATCGTAATCCAAGAGTGATTGCAGGTATTACAAGCACTAGCAGTGTGGTCACTGTAACAACAGAGACACCACATAAGTTAAGTGTTAATGATAAGGTTAGACTTAAGAATGTAAGAAGTTCAGCAAATGTAAATGGAACTGCTAACACTGGATTCAATGGATTATTCACAGTTTCTGGAACTCCATCATCAAAGGTGTTTACTTTTGCAAGTTCAGTTCTTGCAGGAACATTTACAGATAGTATAGATAATGCTCGTAGAAGTTCAGGTGGTCTTGCTCCTACAGACTTACCAGTATTTGAAAGAAGTGAATACGATACATCATATACAATACAAGAAGTTGAAACAATTCAAGAATATATTTCAGACCAACAGGATGGTGTTTACTATCTAACTTGTTTGATTGGAAATATATCACCAACTGTTTCTGAGTTCTCTGATTCAAAATATAAACAGAACTTCGTTAACTTATATCCAACAGTTGATAAAGACAACCCAAACAACGACCCACTTCATTCTGTTTCTGCAGCATCAAATGAAGTATTAGGTAAGGTTGATGTCAATAATCCTCTTAATAGTATTACCAAAGAAGCAACAATTAATTATCTAAGAGATAATCGTATTGGATTTGCAGTTACTTTTGCAGAGAGTAATAGTGCAGGTATTACAACCATTTCAACTGGTATTGAGCATAATTTAAATAAAATCACAAGTCTATCTTTAACAGTTCCTGGTAGTGCTTATGGTGCAAAT